CGTAAAGGTTCTGTTAATGAAAATTCTATACCTGGTGCTAGTGGTAATTATGTAGAGAATACAAAATACGGTGAAACATTTGAAAGAAAAAATGTTAAACCTCTTGAGATAAGTGAGGGATCTATTTTATTTGAAGGTAGGTTTGGACAGTCAATACACTTTGGAAACGATAAACAAAAACCTGTAATAAAAATAGTTGCAGGTTATAGAAGTACAGCAGAAAATATAAATAAAGACGATTCATCTATATATTTAGAAGGTGGAGTGGATGGTGCTGATACCGCTAGTAAAAAAATTAAAATAAAATCAAATGATATATTTATTACTGGAAAGAGAAAAATAGAATTAACAGCAGATGAAATTGTGATAAATGGTAAAAGTGGAAATACAATAAAAATGGGTGACCCAAGAGCACCAATGGTGCCAACAGTAAGAGGTGATGTATTACTACAATTTCAATCAGATATATTAACTTTTATGGGTGATTTATTAGGAGCATTATCTGGAAGTCCAGCTAATATTGCAAAAGCAGCTTTAGCACTACCACCTAAACTTTTGAGATTAGTTGATGTGGTAACAAACCTATCATTTTTAAATTTTAAAGTAATGACTGCAGACCCAAATTTTAAGTTACCTGAATTACCAGAGGTGCCTGATTTGAATTTACCTAAAATACCAGAAGTACCAAAGGTAAAAATACCACCAGCATTAGAAGACTTAGAAGACTTACAAAATAATATATAGGAGTTATTATGACTAAGAAAGATCTTGTAAAAATAATACGAGAAGTAGTACGTAGAGAAGTACAAAAAGAAGTTGAAAAGATATTTATAAAGGAGGAAGCTTCACCCACTTTAAGAGAAGTTCTTCCAGAAATCGCTACACAATCTTCTTCACATAGAAAAGAAGTAACTTATTCTAAAGATAAAACAATTAATAACATCTTAAATGAAACTGCTGGATTATCAAAATCACAAAGAGAAGAGTATCCAACTATGAGTGGTGGTGCATTTGATACAAATCGTATGAGTGAACTTATGGGTTATGGTAAACCAGATGAGGTTAGGAGAGATATGGTGGCTGTAGACAGTTTAAAAAAGGCTGGAGTTACTTCTGAACAAGTACCAGAATCTTTAACAAATGCTTTAACACGAGATTACAGCGGTTTAATGAATGCATTAGATAAAAAAGGTAAATAATGGCAAATGCAAAAGAAATAGATTTAAATCCTAATACTTATGTTGGACTATCATTCCCATTACGAAGAGATAATCGTAATGATTTTGCTTTAACCAAAAATTCATTAGAACAAGCTCAACATAATTTAAAAAATTTATTACTCACTCATGTGGGTGAAAGAGTAGCACAACCTCAGTTTGGTAGTAGGTTAAGGGAATTAGTTTTTGAACAGATAGACGATGATTTACCAATTGCAATTGAAACTGAAGTCAGACGTGCTGTTACAGCTTGGTTACCGTATATTAATTTAATAGAAATAAATACACTTACAGAAGATGGTGATGATAATAAAATTTTTGTAGAAGTACGATACTCTACTACACTAAATCCACAATCACTTGAATCGATAGTATTGGATGCATCATATACAGCTGATGTATATTAATCGGAGTTTTTAAATGGCACGTACAAGTACAAAAAAGAATGTAGTAAAACAAGTAAATTATCTAAACAAGGATTTTAGTAGTTTTAGAGATAACCTTATAGAGTTTGCTAAAGTTTATTTTCCAAATACATATAACGATTTTAATGAAGCTTCACCTGGTATGATGTTTATTGAAATGGCATCTTACGTTGGTGATGTTCTTTCATATTATGTTGATTCACAATTTAGAGAATCACTTCTTGCTTATGCAGAAGAAAAAAGGAATGTTTATAACATAGCACAATCTTTTGGATATAGACCAAAAGTCTCTTCACCAGCTTCTGTTGTACTTGATGTATTTCAAACAATACCTGCACTAAACAATGAACCAGATTATAGATACGCTCTTACTGTTAAATCAGGTGCTCAAGTTAATGCAACTTCAACAGGTACTACATTTAGAACTTTAGAAGATGTAAATTTTAAATTTTCAAGTTCTTATGACCCAAGAATGGTATCGGTGTTTGAAACTAATAGTGGTGCACCAACTAAATTTTTATTAAAAAAGAAAGTAAAGGCTGAGAGTGGAGATGTAACAACTGAAACATTCTCATTTGGTTTAGCTGAAAAATATCCCCAAATTAAATTAGCAAATGATGATGTTATACAGATTATATCGTGTACAGATAGTGACGGTAATACTTGGTATGAAGTAGATTCTTTAGCTAGAGATACTATTTTTGACGATATGGAAAATAATTCTACTAACGACCCAACATCAGTTATTAATAAAGAAACCTCTCCATATATTTTAAAATTAAAGAAAACTTCTCGTAGGTTTACGACATTTATTAATCAAGATGATGAAACGGTATTACGATTTGGAGCTGGAATATCCGATAATGCTGATGAAGAAATTATTCCAAACCCTGATATGGTTGGTTCTAACTTACCTGGTAGTCCAAGTTATTTAACTACAGCATTTGACCCAAGTAATTTTTTAAAAACAAAAGCTTTTGGATTAGCTCCATCAAATACTACATTAACAATTAAATATGCTCACGGTGGTAGTCTTGATGATAACGTCAATACTGCTGAAGCTACAGAACTATCCTCTGCTACTTATGAAATTCAAGATAGTTTACTATCTACATCATTAGTAAATGCAGCAAAGAACTCAGTTGCAATGAGTAATCCAAAACCCGCAACTGGTGGTTCAGCTGGAGAGAGTGTTAGGGAAGTTCGTGAAAATGCACTAGCACATTTTCAAGCACAAGGTAGATCCGTTACAAAAGAAGACTATATTGTTAGAGCTTATTCACTCCCTACAAGGTATGGTAATATTGCTAAAGCTCACTTAGTACAAGATGACCAATTAAATAAATCTGCTCAAACAGATAATTTAGAACGAGCGGTTACACAAGAAGATGTTGATAATAAAAGAACTTTAAAATCATTTCAAGTAGGAAGAATACCAAATCCATTAGCAATGAATATGTACACACTTGGTTACAATACAAGTAAAAAATTAACACCATTAAACCAAACTGTAAAAGAAAACTTAAAAACCTACCTATCTCAATTTAGATTAGTTACTGATGCTATTAATATTAAGGATGCATATGTTATTAATATTTCTGTTAATTTTGCAATATTAACTAAGGTGGGGTTTAATAAAAATGAAGTTCTTCTTAGTTGTATTTCACGGGTTCAAGATTTCTTTGATATTGATAGATGGCAAATAGGACAACCTATTGTATTGTCAGATATTTCTTATGAATTATCATTAGTAGATGGTGTGTCTTCAGTAGTTGCTCCAAAAGGTCAACCAACAGGAACTGAAACAACCATTATTATAGAAAACAAACATAAAACATCAGAAGGTTATTCTGGTAATTTTTATGATATTGGTAGTGGTTTAATTGATGGGGTATTATATCCAGCATTAGACCCAAGTATTTTTGAAATTAAATTCCCTGATTCCGACATAAAAGGAAAAGTTGTCGGTGATAATTTAGGTATAGTGGAGTAACTTAATGCATTATTTTACATTTGCAGATAAAGATTCAACAATCTATCAACAGAGTAGTAGTATAAATACTGGACTTGATGAGATATTAGAAATAAGAAAAGATGTTAGTGATAATGCTAATCAAGTTAATGTTTCAAGAATATTAATTAGATTTCCATTATCTTATTTATCAGCATCAATTCAAAATGGTGTGATACCCCCACCAGGAAACGGGCCAGCTTCAAGTTCATTTTATTTAAATCTTTTTGATGCTAAACCAACAGCATTAGCCACATCTCAAAGTATATATGCATATCCAATAAGTCAAAGTTGGACTACAGGTGATGGTCGTAGTTATGACAATCCTGCAACAACTGAAGGGAATAGTTGGAGTTTTAGAAATGGAATAACTGAAGGTTTACTTTGGGATGGTGCAGTAAGTCAATCTGGTGCAACTTGGTTTAGTGGTAGTTCTAATGCTTCAGGTGCTTATGAAGCTTCTTATTCATTTAATTCTGCACAAACTCAAGATGTTAGAATGAATGTAACTGATATCGTCACGTGGTGGTTACAGGGTACTGGTTCTAATGAAGGGTTTATTGTTAAAAGGAATGGTATTATAAAATCAGGTTCTCAAGCAGAAGGTAATGATTCATTAACTATGAACTCTGGATCAGATGAAGGTAATTCAACTAGATTTGGTAACTTTTCATTTTTCTCAAGTGATACCCACACAAAATTCCCACCAACATTAGAAGCAGTTTGGGATGATTCTATAGGTAACCATAGTACAGGTTCATTACAACCAATAACAGGTTCAGCTTTAGAGGATATGGTACTTTATATGAAAGGCTTAAGACCAGAATATCACGAAAAATCAAAGGTAAAGTTTAGAGTTGTTGGTAGAGAAAGATTTCCAGCTAAAACATATTCAACAACACCTTCAAATTTAACGGTAAAGTATTTACCAAGCGGTTCCTCTTTTTATTCTATAGTGGATGCAGAAACAAATGATGTGGTTGTACCATTTGGTAGTGGTTCTAAACTTAGTTGTGATTCAACAGGAAACTATTTTAAACTTTGGATGGATGGATATCAACCTGAACGATATTATAAATTAAAATATAGAGCGGTAAGTGATGGTGGTTCTACTGATGAACTAGACCAATACTTTGACGAGGGATTCACATTTAAAGTTGTTAAAGAAGATTAGGTAAATTTATGCCATATACAAAAGAAGAATTAGATAGTGGTGATATAGAATTTTATGCTAATTTTAGAAGTGAACTTAGAGGTAAGTACTTAGCTAAAATTAAAAAATCTGCAGAACAAAATTTTAGAGATGAAAATAATGTTTTATTTTCATTTGAAGATATTCTTACGGGTGATGGTATTGAAAATGTAAATTTAGATGATCCAACAGCATTACACAAAGGTACTTTAACTAAAGAACAAAGATTAAAACAATCAGTAGTTTCTAACAATGAAGTACCAATATATACTCGAACACCTCTTCTTGAAAATGTAGTTGATAGATCATTTAATGAGTTAAAAACTGTTACATTTGCAGAAGAATTACCTGAAGGTATTGAAAATGAAGACTTATTATCTTCATTAGATGCAAGTGATTCAAGAAAATGGCTAGTGCAAAATAATCAACGAAGGTTATTTCCAGATTTAAGTACAATATTTGCTTCAGGTTATGACTTTTCTAAATTTAAAGCTATAGCTCTAAATATAATTAAAAAAATTCCTGAAGGTGAAATGGTAGATTAATATTATGAAAACTAAATTATCACAGAAAGATTTTGAATTATTGAATACTTCTCGTATAGAAGTCGATACAACCAACCCTGAGTATTCCTACTTATTCCCAAACTTTGATGCATCAGAAAGCGGTGTCGAAAGAGATTATGTCGAAGCTCATATTTTTGATACCAGTGAAAATTTTATTGAAAATATAATTGTTGATAAAAAACTTATTACAAGGGATATCAATAATAAAATAATTATAAAAACAGGTACTCTTCTTAGAAGATCTGGTTATGATAGGGGCCGTTATATTGTTAAGTATAATTTTTTAAGAAAATTAGCTGGTGATACCATACCTATTTTAATTGATAATGATGGATTACTATTCAACGAACCAATTGATACTGGCTCTAATGGAAACGTAACCATTGAATCTGATGGTAGAATTTTTACAAGAGGAGACTCATCTAAAGAATTATTTTTAAAGGATAATAAATATTTCTTACACGAAATATCAGATTCAAGAAAAGAGGTGAGATTAGTAACCCAACAAATAAAAAATGATAAATACCTTAGAGACTTCTTTAATTTACAGAAGGAAACAAAGTTAATAGGTTCACTCGGAAGCTCAAAAAGCCATTTACAGTTTTTTGATCCAACTAATGCTGCTGATAATGCAGATACTAACAGTACAAGTTTAAAGTTTGTCGCTCCAAATGCTGAACCATTCCGAAAAAATATAATAGGTGGTGCAATTGAAATACCAAATGCATTTATCACGAGATTTGAAGCTAGAAGTCAATTAGATGATAGTACTTTAGGTGGTGGTCCAGATGAAGAGTTCTATGATTCTGAAGATACATCAATATTTATTCCTAGTTTCTTA